GACTCCGCTATCCTTCTAACCGAAGGGCAGGCAGCACTTTTATCCTCAAAGGTTACTGTTACCTTTGGAGATACTACTCAAGACCTGGGAAATGGAAATGGTTCTAAGCTCTATAAAGGGACTATCGCCCTCAGTGGTGGCTGCACACTGCAAGAGGCTTATCAGTACCTTCAGTACCTAACGAGAGAAAGTAGTTCAGCAACATTGAATTCAATTCCAGGGTGGCGCTATCGTGTTCTCAACTCAGCTTACACTGAGATACCTTCAGCGCCATTTGGAACCTTTGCCGGAGGTACATTTTTCGTAGCTCAGGGCTGGTGGTTGACTGGTGTTTTAGTTGCCGAATCGACTAAGTACCAGCTCATAGCTCACGACGGCACGACGCAAGTACCACCAACCTTTGCTACTATCTCAGTTGGAAATCTTGTATCTGGAGATAGAGTTCTCGTTGCTCGTGACGATGGAACGGGCAACATCCTAAAGGATGAGTACACTCCAGTGGCCGCAAGTTCTGGAGCGACATCAATTCAAGTGGTAGAGTCTATTAAGGCAGATACACCAGCTAGTGGAGTGATTCGTATTAAGGGTAAGCGTTATACTTATGCTTCGTACACCGCTGGAACCAAGACGTTTAACACTCTATCGCCTTCGCTTGTGGAAAATATAGTAGCAGGAGATGACGTGTTTGTGCCGTATATTGATGTAGCTACAACAACTACTAGCGAGTCTGCATCGTTTACTTACAGTAGTAATTTTAACTGTAGAGTGGATGTGCGAAATGGTTCTGGAGTTTCTCCAATCATACCATTCACCACTACAATATCAGTAACAAGTGCTGGAGCGAGCGTAAACGCCAGCCGTAACTCAGACGTGTAATAATGCCATATTATAGCGCACCATTTACGTTCAACTTTCAAACTACCCTGGTCGAAGTCGATGCTGGGGTGGTGGATGTTGACTGCAACGTACTTTATGACGCTATAAAGTTGGCACAATGGTCAGAGGAAGGAATAATTTATGACAGAATCGGACAAGGAAGCGGCCTCAACGATCTTGGTCCAGGTGTCCAAGTCGGTATCACCGTCGAACTACTGGGGGCGTGGCAACTTAAATTTCCAGCAGGTAACTACGTCGCCAGAGTCGCAGGAGGCAACCTTATTGGAGGACCAAGCGGCGACCCAATCGCCTACTCAGCCGGAGTCCAAGCCCTCTTAATCCAATCTGCCAACGCTACGGTAGTTACTGCGTCTGGTAGTATTCCTACAGCAAATGAGATAGCTGATACAGTATTACGACGCAGTACAGCTAATGTAGAAGCTTCTGGTACTGGCGATGCGTTATCCTTACGTAGTTTGTATGGCATGGTAGCTCAAGGCGTACACAATACGCAGGTAAGCGCCAATAGTTTGACAGTAACTAAATCAGATGACACTACTGTTTTAGGCACTAGAACAATCACTACAAATCCAAATGCAGAGCCTATAGTGGGATTGAATAGTGACTAATGCAGGATTTCAAAATCATCTCCATGCTCTTTATGGATTGCCTGGTGGCTGGATCTATCCAGTTACCGATACATCAGACATACTATCCAGAGGTTTACGCAAGAAACGTAAGACCGAAGAGGAGCTTTTAGAAGAATATCTAGCAAGTCAAATACTGCTAGGTCGGCGACAAGAGGCGTTGGCCGCTAAACAAGCAGCAGAAGCATTAGTTGAAGCAGAAAAAATAAAAGGTCAGGAACGCTATAAACGTGTAAGATTGCTGATGATGGTTATCCTATTGGAGGATGAATGAGTCAAAAACATAAACTTTTTGCCTACTGTAAGGTGAAGCAAAAAGTCGTTCCAATCGAAGAAGTACAGAGAGAATACCAATCAAAAGCGGTGGATTTATTCATTCAAGATGAAATGCCACCAACCAGGAATCCGCTAAATCCTAAAGAGATTTATACCAGTAAAAGCAAGCTCAGAGCCGCTTACAGGGCTGCTGGCGCTATTGAAGTAGGCGATGCTTACGACAAGGGTTACACCCCAGAAAAAGAGACAAAACGTTCCGAAAGAGAAGTAGTAAATAAGTTTATGTCTAATTTAAGAGACAGGTTAAACCATGGAAGATAATCAAGTAATTGACGTTACTAATACTGAAGTACAACCAGAACGAAGTGCCCCAGAACGCTTTAGCATACGAGCTAGTTTAGAACAGCAGTTTAGCGAGGAGCCAAAAACAACTGAAGTTGAACAGACAGTAGAAGAGCAACCAACTCAAGAAACAGCTCCTATAGCAGCACCAGAACGTCCCGTTTTGCTACCTCCTGCTGACATGCGTAAGGAAGAAAAAGAAGCATTTCTGAATCCTACAACGGAAAATGCTCATATCTTACAGGAGTATTTGAACCGTCGGGCCTATGAAACTAGGTCGGATTATAGCCGAAAAATGGCTGAAGTTGAGGAGCTTCGTAAGCAAACAGCCAGCGTTTACGATACCATTAAGCAGTACGAAAACGATTACGCAAAGCAGGGTTTAAGTCTAGCTGATGTAACTCGTCGCTCTATTGCTTGGGACCAGGCGATGCAGGCAAATCCTAAGCAGGCGGCTAAAGAATGGCTGGATGCTTACGGTCTTAGTCCCCAAGACCTAATGGAATTACAGCAAGAGTATCAGCAGCAATACCCACAAGCTCAGCCGCAAAACTACCTGACTAGGGAGGAAGCTGAGCGCATAGCTGACGAGCGAGCACAAAACATCCTTAAAAGCCAAGAGCAAAAAGCAGTTGAGTACTACAATCAGAGGGTTGTAGAATCATTCATGAATAGCAAGCCGATATTCAAGGATCCAGAAACAGCTTCTCAAATTGAAGCAGATATGGCTCCAGTAGTGCAGGCTCTTAGTTCCACAGGGCGTTACGGCTCCCCTGAACAGGTACTAGAAACTGCCTACAATTATGTAATTAACGGCAACCCTGCTTACTCCAGTCTCGTTTCTAAGATGACTGCTAAGCCGGTGATTCAAGAACAAAAAGCAGCAGTGGAAAAAGCCAAAGCTGCGTCTAGGTCGATATCTGGCTCCGCTGGTTCGGGGACTCCCAAGATAGAAGCTAAAAATCTGCGGGATAATCTACGAAGGCGTTTAGTCGGAGGAGACTAGGCTTTTAGTTATCCCGCTAAATAATAAATTAACGGGATAATTAAAATGGCAAACTTAGAGGAAGCAGTAGTAGCAACCCTATTTGACCAGTCGGATGCGATAGCGGATGAGGTTCTTCACCACAATCCACTTCTTGCTTCGCTGGACGAGCAGGGTTTAATTCGTAAGTTCTCTGGTGGATATGAGCTTCGCAAGCCCATTATGTACAATGATGCGGCGCAGGGCGGTTTCTACTCAGGATTCTCATCGTTCAACCTCGATTCAATCGACGATGCTACGGCGTTTCGATTCGCTATCAAGCAGGTTTATGAGCCTGTAGCTATCAGCGGTCGTGACCGACGTGCTAATCGTGATCAGGCTATGTTGCTTGATCTCGCTGAGATGAAGATGAAGGCAGCAATCGCTCGTCTCAAGAACACAGTTTCGACCTCGCTTCGTGGCGATGGAACGGGATCTGGTGGACTTGAGTTCGACGGTATTAAGAAGGCTGTTTCGACTTCACCATCGTCGGGAACCTACGGAACCATTGATCGTGGCGCTAACACATGGGCACGTAACTTGGCTGTAAACGTAACTCTTTCTGCATCGAACGTGCAGGAGCAGATTACGGATGCTATCAGCCAGATCACTCGTGGCGATGAGCAGCCAGACCTTGGACTCATGGACCGCACAGCTTGGAAGTACCTCCACAGCTCGCTCACAGCTATTCAGCGTATTCAGCTTCCTGCAAAGAAGGCTGTAGCTGGATTTCGTGTACTGAGCTATGACGGATGCGATTTCGTATTCGATGGTGGATTCGGTTCCTCAGTGCTTGAGACCAACTCATGCCGACTTCTCAATACTAAGTATTGGTCGTTCGACATGGTTCGAGGAGCTGATTTTAAGCCCCTCGCTCCAGAGATGGCTCGTCCAGTAGATCAGGATGCTTTCTTCACAGTAGTTATTGTTGAAGGAAACCTCTGCTGCTCTGCTCCTGCACTTCAGGCTGTAATTTACGCTTAATTGTAAAGGAGAAGAGATATGTCAGGTTCTGGATCATTTGGAGTTAATTACAAGAAGGTGTGGGATGGTACTACCATTCCACTTCCTGCAAAGGTAACGGACTTTGGTTCGTGCCCAGAAGGAGACTTTCTTTTTGTGCAAGCCGATGGCGCTATTGATCAGTATGCTTTCGTAAAAATCGAGGCTGATGGTCAGGCTGCTATGTTGACAACCACAAACGCTGGCTCAAACAACCTTCAGGTTGGCGTAGCTCAAGTAGCTGCTGCTGACAATGAGTACCTTTGGGTATGGGTTGGCGGAGTAGGTGGCGGTGGAGCAAGCACTGGTATTAAGGGCAAGCTAGCTGCATCGTATGCAGCGAAAGCTAACATTAATACAACAGCTACGGCTGGTGTTTGTGACGATGCTTCAACAACTAAGGTAGCTAATGTTGTAGGTCTTACGACCCTCGTTGGCGCTGGAACTGTTGAGCTGAAGTCGACTGGTTCGTTGACTGTAAACTAACCACTTAGCGGGAGGCTTGTTCGGCTCCCGCATTTTTTGAGGTCTTATGCCAAGTACGACAAATCTTATTGGTTTGGGTATGCCACCTGAGCAGGCTGTGGAGGTATCTAACGGTACTTTTACAACCGTAACGACCACCAACTCCGTAATAGCGGCAGGTGGTGTTCGTACAAAAATGGCTATTAACAATGTAAATGACACAACCCCAACAGCGGCAGAGTTGACGACTTCGTTCGGCGCTCCTGCTACGGTTGGGACAGGTTTTGTGGGTATTGTTAAAGATGCTGACGCTGATACTAACTGCTTTGTAGTTGTATCCAACGGAACATCTTTTTATTACCTCAAGTTTACAAAAGCTGTTTAATGGTTAGGGGGGAGCAATCCCCCCGTTTTATAGGTGATTTATGACATCGTTTGCGGGTAACGCTACAACAACTACTCCCACAATAAATACGGCCACGAGCACTACGCTTCTTGCTGCAAAGCCTTTCCGTAACTTTTTGCTAATTCAAAATAATTCAGCTGCTAACATAGCTATCAGTTTTAGCGGCGCTACGCTTACTGGAATTACCCCAACTGCAACTAACTTTTGTTATGTGTTACCAAGCACCGCTGGTTCAAATGTAGTTCGGTTTGATGCTGGATTTGTTCCCGCAGGAGCTATAACGGCGTACCAGACAAGTGGTAGCCCAATCAACACTGTTACGGTTATTGAAGGGTAGTGCTATAAGTTAAGTACGCATGATGCGTATTTAACAGGAGAAACTATGGCACAAATTGATTGGAACGCACTAATGAACGGGAGCAGTCAGCCAAAGCGCCGTTACTCTGGCGCTAATGTAAAGTTCTTTAATGCGTACAATGAGAATCGAGAAAAGACCGCTAAAGAGGGTCGTCCCATTTTTGATGAGATTCCCTCCATCAGCATTCAGTATCCAGGTGGAGATGAGACAGTACGCAAGATAGAGCCACAGGATACGATAGAGTACCCTGAGCTGTATGCGGCGTTTAAGGCTGGTAGCGAGCCTGTTACGTCGGGTACGCCACTTGCAGAGTGGGCACCTATGACTGGTTCCGCTATGCGAGAATTGCAGTACCTTGGTTTCAAGACCGTAGAGCAACTTGCAGAGGCTAATGACGATGTAAAGCGTCGCATGGGTCCACTGTCTAAGTTTATTAAGATGGCACAGGATTGGTTGCAAGCGGCCAGCTCATCGCAGAATGAAGTAGTTAAGCTCAAGCAGTTACTTGAGCGAGAGGAGCGTAGGACCGCTAAGCTTGAAGAGCAGATTGAGTTCTTGATGCAACGAGTAGAAGCGAACGAGGGTACCAACCTTCGTTCAATGCGAAAGGAGGTGATCCGACCATCTCTTGTCGAAGAAGTTGAGGTCGACGAGCCACTTGATGAAGTTGAGGAGGATGCTCCTAAGCGCAGAGGTAGACCAAGGAAAGTATGAGTTTAGCAACGATTGTTTCAAACGTAGCGGCAGAGTGCGGATATACAGTTGATCCAACTATTATTGGCTCTACTGAAACTACTACGAAGCAATTACTTGCTATGACGCAGCGCATCAATAGGGAAATATTCGAGGCCTATCCCTGGCCGAAATGTTATGCGTCAGGCTCTATAACCTTGGTGGGCGGGCAAGCTAATTATAGTTTGCCTGCCGCTTTTTCTTGGTATCAGTATGAAACTTTTTGGAATAGTTCCACCAGATGGCGAATCCTTGGGCCAATGTCGGAACAAGAGTACGGAGAGATTCGAGGTTTTGGGCTTAATACAACTGTTTATCAACGCTTCCAAATCAGAGGCCTTTCAAATAGTGAAGTGCTTATCTCTCCCACTCCTAGCGCTACTAACAACGGCAACATTATTGTTTTTGAATATATAGCTGATAGGTCTGTAAAGCCTAAAACCTGGACCGCTAGTACGCTTTTCGCCGCTAACTCTTACTGCTTTTACAACGGCAACTATTATCAAACCACTGCTGGTGGAACTACCGGTTCTACTGCTCCGACGCATACAAGCGGCAGTGTTTCAGACGGCGGTGTTACTTGGACTTATTACGATGGTGCTTACAACACTTTTCTAGCTGATACTGATGTCAGTATTTTCAACGAGAAGTTAGTTGAGCAAGGTGTCATGGAAAAGTTTGCTCAAATGCATGGTTTGTCTACGGTACAGCCAGTATTTACTGGGCAACTTCACGAAGAGTTTAGTCGTGATAATCCTGGCAAGATTATTTACGCTGGTGGGCATACAAGAGCAGAATTGTTTGCAAGAAGTGGCACTGCTGTATTTGGGACATGGATATAATGGCACAGTATAATCAACCAAGACCTGACCCTGAGATCACTTATAACGATCCCATCGCTTACATCTACTACCTTCGCAGTCGTGGGCTTAACCCAATGCAGGTAGACCAGCTTGTTACTCAGCGGTTTGGTCCAGGTAAGACGCCAAAAGATAGAGAAAATGACGCAGCGAAAGCAGCTGAAAAGGCTGGATATGCTCAGACTGCTGGCACTGTCGGTGGTGCTGTTGCAGCCACGCAAATACCACGCTTATTTGATGGCTCTCCTTCAACTACACCACCTCCACAGGGATACAATACTAGCGGCAGAATTGGAGTAACTAGACCTGTTCCACCAGCTACAACAACAGTTGATGGGTCTGGTAGTAATGTAAATATCAACACACAGCCGATTACAGAGGTTGGCTCTACAACCATGCCAGATGGTTCTCCAGGCACGCTGATGTCTGATGGTGGCAAGGTGGGACAAAACGGTAAAATTGTAAATCCAGATGGTAGCCCTGGAGGATCTGTTAGTGGTCAAGCTCTTGCTGGGTTACAAATAGCGGGTGGTGCCGCACAAGCATATAGCGGATATAAACAATACCAAAGCGGCGAGAAACTTGGAGGTGCTGCAAATATTGCAGGCGGAGCATACATGACTGCGGCGGGCGCTCAGAGTTTAGCGTCTGGGGGAACCGCAAGTTCACTAGGTTCTTATGCTCCTGGCGTTGGTACAGCCGTTGCTGCTGCTCAAATCGGTCAGCAAATGATAAGTGATAAAGCATCTAGTGGAGACAGAGCGGCCAAGTCTCAAGCAGAGGCGCAGAAAGCCGCATTACTTTGGATTCCTGGTTATGGTTGGGTCGCCTACGCTGCGCTTGCGGGACTAGACGCTATAACTGGCGGCAAAGCTACTAAAGCTTTAATGGATTACAACAAGCTTAACGCAAAAATAACTGATAAGTTTGATTTAGGTCTTGGAAAAAATATCCGAAGCAGGGTGTTTCATCAGTCGACCAAAGGAGTGCAGGAAATGCACACCGGTCAGTTGTTACAACAATCCGATGATCCGCAATGGCAAAATTATGTCGTTGGGATGCGAGCGCAAGTCAAAGAAGGACCAAAGGATAAAGAGAAGCCGTTTGCAGGTCAGTATAAAACCTTTGATGAATACAAAAAGGCTGGACTGCGAGCTGACGATTTAACAGGCGTATATGGCAACATTGATGCTTTTAAGCCTGCCTACGCAGATAAAGCTGGAATGCCTAATTGGGCAAAGCTTAGTTTCGATCAGCAGAAAGCAGTTACACAGCGTTTGATTGACGAGGATATGTACTCCTCTAAAAAAGGCGAGGTTGTCATTCGTGATAAAGAAAAGGCTCGCAGAATATACGAGGACATGGCCAAAACAAACTTTGGAGCAAATAAGCCCTCTGTAGTTGCTCCACAAATTGTTAACAAACCACCAGCACCGATTGATAGCAAATCAAAAAAACAATCAATCAGAGACGTATTACAATCCAAAATGAATAGGTAAATAGTTATGCGATCCAAGACAGCACTTAGACGAGATCCAAGCAAGCCACAAACAGGCGGAGGCTTAACTCAAAGCCTTCAGCGTCTTTCTCCTGGCGTATATCGTGACGCTGGTGGACGGCTTACTAATCAAAGCGGACGAGCACTGCCTCAACAGCCATATCAGCAAACTCCAACTAGTTTTGAATTGCCCAGGTTGCAGGATAGAAAACCTATGCAACGTCCACAAGGACCTCTAATGGATCCTGGATTTATGCAAACTTCAATCGGACAACCAGCACAGCTTCCACCAGGATCAAATGCCTATGATTACGCTGGGGCTATGGCAAAGCAACGGCCAGAGCAGCAAACGAATCCAAGTATGCAACCTTGGAACTATCAGCCTGGCACCTACCGCCCTTGGTACTTACCTCCGCAAAATGCGCCCTGGTGGAGTCAGCCAAGACAACCAGAGCAACCACCAGCGCAGCAGCCAGAGCAGTCTCAACAGCCACAGATTGAGAACAAGCCTGGGCAGCCTATGAG